AGCAAATAGGTGATGTCGGTACATTACCAGCTAATCATACTACTTCATCGTTTAAACCTAATGCAGTGTTCTCTGGCTTTGGTCGTATCTGGGTTGGTAACATTGTTGGTGACACACAGACTGTGTACTTCAGTGACTTACTGCGTGGTTCTGACTTCACAACTGGTTCTGCTGGTTTCTTAAACCTACAAGAAGTGTTCCCGAATGGTGATAACATTGTCGCTATCGCAGGACATAATGGATTCTTAATTATATTTGGTCGTAATAACCTTGCCATCTATGAGAACCCAATAGACACAAGTAGTTTACGTCTTGTAGAGTGTATATACAACGTAGGCTGTATTGCTCGTGACTCTGTACAGAACATTGGGACAGATATTCTGTTCTTGTCTGATGCTGGTGTTCGTAGCCTTGCTCGTGTGATTCAAGAGAAGTCATTACCTATGAACGACATCTCTAAGAATGTTCGTGATGATTTGATGGGTAACATAGCTTCAGAAGCAGACTTAGGTAAGATTAAGAGTGTTTACCATGACAGAGACGCTATCTATCTATTATCTCTACCGACTACACGCTTCGTGTACTGTTTTGATACTCGCTCACGTCTACAAGACGGTTCTGCTCGTGTAACCATTTGGGATAACTTACAACCTAAATCATTCTGTATCACACAGGCTAAAGAGTTATTAATCGGTCAGACATCGTACATTGGTAAGTATTTTGGTCATTCTGATAATGGGACACCGTATCGCTTACAGTATTACACCAACTACTTTGACTTCGATGCTTCTACGAAGCTAAAGATTTTAAAGAAGATTGGTTGGGTTCTCATTGGTGGTACAAATCAACCAGTCTCTGTTAAGTGGGGTTTTGATTATACCGAAGGCTACCAAGCCACTACCTACAACTTAGACACTGCAGTAGTCTATGAATACGGTATCGGAGAGTACAACATCGCTGAGTATAGTTCAGGTATCGTCATTGACCGCTTCTCTGTTAATGCTGGCGGTCAAGGTACGATTATGCAACTCGGATTAGAAGCAGACATCAACGGCAACCCCTTGTCTATTCAAAAAATAGACGTTGCGGTAAAAGCTGGAAAAACAATCGTTTAAGGAATAGACATGGCAGATTATACAAAGGCAACTAATTTTACAGCCAAAGATGGCTTACCGACAGGCAACTCTGGTAAGATTGTCAAAGGAACTGAGATTGATACTGAACTGACTGCAGTGTCTAACGCTATTGCATCTAAAGCAGACATTAATAGCCCAACCTTTACTGGAACTCCAGCAGGTCCCACAGCGTCTGCAGGTACAAACACAACTCAGTTTGCTACTACAGCGTTCGTGACTGCTGCGCTACAGGCTGTATATCCTGTTGGCTCTATCTACATCAACGCAACTAGCGCATCAAACCCAAATACACTATTAGGTTTTGGTACATGGACAGCCTTTGGTGCTGGTCGTGTCTTAGTTGGTTTAGATGCTGGTGATGCACTATTTGATACTGCCGAAGAAACTGGCGGTTCTAAAGATGCTGTTGTTGTGTCTCATACACACACAGCAACTGTCACAGACCCCGGACACGCTCACTCATATGATAGACCCGGACCAAGTAACGCTGCTAATCCTCCGGGTGCTTCTGGCTCAACAGCAAATGCGGCAACTACAGGTTCAGCTACAACAGGAATCTCGGTAGCTAACAGCACTACTGGTGTTAGTGGTACTAACGCTAACGTACAGCCATTTATCGTAGTTCGTATGTGGAAACGTACAGCTTGAGTTTTAAAGTACCAGTCGTCATTCGTGAAGACTATACCATGTTGTTAGAGTTACATAACAACCTAATATGGTTTCACACCGATGTTCGTAAATGGACACCGACAGTTAAAGCAAAGTATTTAGAAGATTTAAATTTATTACAACACTTAGTGTCAGTGCCTTTAGTTGCTTTGATAGAAGAAACAAATACTAAGTTAACGAAGTTTAGTAAAACAATCGGGTTTGAGTTTAAACAAGATTTCATAGGTCAGGATAAACAAATGTATCACATATATAGTAGGAGTCTATAATGGGTGGATTAGTCGGTTCAGTGGTTGGCACTGTTGGTGGTTTAATTAGCGGTGGAAAAGCCGCAGATGCTTCCAGAGGACAAGCAGAGGCTTTAAGAGCTGCGGCAGAACGTGCCTCCGCAATGGCGCTGTTTAAACCAATGGGAATGACTACAGCCTTTGGCTCGTCACAGTTTACTCCTGAAGGGCAAGGTAGTTATACACTGTCGCCAGAGCTACAGGCGATTCAACAGCGCCTCTTTGGTGCTGCTGGTCAATATGACCCAACACAAATAGGACAGATGGCACAGCCTTTAACTGGCGGCGCACAGTCTCTGTTTAATCTTGGTCAACAGTATCTTGCTACTTCTCCTGAACAAGCTGCACAGCAATATATGTCGCAGCAACAAGGGTTGCTTGCACCCGGACGTGCTGCTGAAGAAGCAAGACTGGCTACTGCTAACTATGGTCGTGGTACGGGCGGTCTAGGTGTACAGACTGGTACAGGTACTGCTCCTTCAAATCCCTTAGCACAGGCACTCTTTAATGCACGGGCGCAACAAGACGCAGAGTTAGCCGCACAGGCAGATGTATATGGTCAAAAACGTGCTGTGTTCGGTGCTGGTCTATTTGGTACAGGTGGAGAATTGCTTGGACAAGTTCCTGCACTAACAACCGCTGGTTACAACCCACTACAGACACAGCTCAACCTCTTAGGCGGTGTCGAGAAGATGGGACAACAACCGTTTATGTTGTCTCAAGACTTGGCAAATCAATACGCTCAATCAGGTGCTAGGGCTGGTCAGCTGTATCTCCAACCACAACAAGCTGCTTCCAACGCATACGCTCAATACCAAGGTTACAGCCCAATGGGTTCTACTTTAAGTGGTATTGGGTCAACATTCGGAGGTGGTGGAATGGGTGGCGGTCAAGCAAGTAGCTGGTTTAGTGGTTTGTTTAACCAAGGTCCAGAATTGTTGGCAGGATAAGGAAAAATCATGGCAGAAATCGTAAGCGGTTTATTTGGTGTTAACCCACAACAGTTGATGCAACAAAGACAAACCACAGACGCAAACAATGCGTTCAGGTTTGCACAGCTCAGTCCAATGGAAAGAGCGCAGATGGCTATTTACCAAGGCGGTGCTGGTGTTGGTCGTGCTGTTACTGGTTTGCTTGGTGGCGACGCTGAGTTAGAGAAAGTGTCTAAAATTAAACAACTGTCTTCACAGTTTGATTTAACTTCTCCAGAAGGCGCTCGTCAGTTTGCTCAAGCATTGCAACCGTTTGCTCCACAAGAAGCAATGATGGCTGTTCGTGAAGCAGACCGTATGGAGCAAGCTGGTCTAGGTCGTCAGAAGACAGCAGCAGAGACTACATTAGCTGAGGCTCGGACACAACAAGCAGAAGCTGGTAAAGTTATTCAAGTTGACTTAGGAGACAGAATTCAGCTTGTAAATGCGCTAACCCGTGAAGTTATCCGTGAGATTCCTAAAGGATTGACACCTCAACAAGCTGCTAAACAGGCTGGTGGCGGAGCTGCTGGAGAAGGTCTTGGTAAATTAACTCCCGCACAGAAAGCAGTTGATACTAAGTTCAGCAAAGAGTACACTGACTTTGTGTCCGCTGGTGGTAGCACAACAATCACTAAGAATTTACAAATGCTTGATGATGCTATTAAGATTATTGAGACAGAGCCTGAAGGCGCTACGTCAGGTAAGATTGTCGGTTTGTCTGACAAGACAGGTACAATTTCCTATACACACCCTAAAGCAGCAGAAGCCAAAGACTTAATCGGCGGTGTGGCACAGTCTAACTTAAGAGCAGTTCTCGGTGGTCAGTTTGCTGCTCGAGAGGGTGAACAGTTACTTGCTCGTGCTTATAACACAGCACAGCCTAAGCGAGACAACTTAAACCGTTTAAAAGCACTGCGTAAGCAGATTCAAGATGCTGCCGATGCTAAAATTAACGCATCGCAGTATTACGAAGAAAACGGTACGCTTAAAGGATTTAAAGGTAACTACTCTGTTACTCCTAGTACTACAGCACCTGACAATAATGACCCTCTAGGCTTAAGGAAGAAATAATGGCTACATTAGCGGATATTCGTAAGCAATACCCACAATATGCAGATATTTCTGACGAGCAATTAGCTAAGGGCTTTCACGAAAAGTTCTATAGCGATATTCCGTTTACTGAGTTTTCTTCTCAGATTGGTTTTAAACCTGTTATTGCTGCAACACAAACAGCTCCCGATGTCCGTAGTGAAGTTATGGCTGAGACAGGCGGAGGCGCTGCTGTCGGTATGCCTCGTCGTGGTCGTGCTGCTGTTGTACAACCAACTACTCCACTAGAAGCCACCGCTACAGGTGTGTTTAAAGGCGCTGTAGTGAACCCAGTTCTAGCTGCTACACAGGTCTTTGGTGGCGAAAGAGGACGGCAGATTGCAGAAAATGTGCAACAACAATACGCACAGACACGACAAGAAGCAGGAATGTCAGGGTTTGATGTGCCACAACTTATTGGCGCTGTAGCAAGTCCTGTTAATCGTTTGATACCCGGCAAAGGTTATGTTGGTGGAGCTATCGGTGCTTCTACTCAGCCGTTGGAAGGTAAGTATGAAAGCACGTTTGACTTACTAGCAGACAAAGCAAAGCAAGTTGCTGGCGGAGCTATTCTTGGTAAAGTTACTGACAACTTAATTGGTGCGTTAACTCCTCGATTAAAAGAAGGCGCTCGTGAGTTGATGGACCAAGGTGTTCCTGTGTCTCCCGGACAAGCATACGAAGGCGCTCCCGGTTGGTTATTTAGACAGATTGAGAGTTTTGGCTTAGGTCCAAAAGCGGATAAAATTAACAAAGCCTTTAATGGCGTTGTTGCTGATGATGTATTGTCTACTTTAGGACAAACAGTACCTGCAACTGTCAAACCCGGTCAACAAGCAGTTGCTTATACGCAGCAACAGATTAGCAAGTATTATGACGATGCCTTGTCTTCTATTGGTAAGAACCCATTAGACACAGAATATAAACAAGGTATTAACACAGCAATGAAAGACGCTGTAGACACTCTTGCAAATCCTCAAGAGCGTGAGTTTGTCCGTAAAAAATTGATGAACAGTTTAAATGTTAACCTTGGAAACAAGATTGACCAGAACGGTGAAATATCTGGTGAAGGTATTAAAAAAGTTCAAGAATGGTTAAAGAGTGAAGTTTCTAAACTAGATGGTAAAACAGGCGCAGTGCCTGAAGCATTAAAATCAGGATATGGAGATGTGTTAGCAAACCTTAATCAATTCATTAGTCGAGTTGATAAAGATGGTCTTATTGCTAATGCAGACGCTGCTTGGGCTAAGTTGTATAGCTTTGCTGATGCGTCTAAACGTGCAACACCTAAAGGCGGTATCTTTAACCCTGAACAGTTATCACAAGCTGCTGCTGCACAAGCACAGACAATTCTCAGTGCTGGCGGTGGTAAAGGTGCTTTGAACGAAACTGCACAACGAGCCTTAAATGTGCTTGGTAAACAAGACCCTGTCGGTATGCTCAAAGGTGTAATGATAGCCTCTAAAGCGACTACAGGTGTTGCCACAGCCTTGATTATTCCACAAGTCGCTATTCCTATATTAGTTGCCTCTGGACTGACATACGGCGCTGCTAAACAACTGATGAAATCACCCAGTGCAGCTCGTTCAGCGGTAAAAAAAGCACTAGAAAACAATACAGGTATGTTTGGTGCTGCTGGAGCAGACTTGTACAATCAAATGCTTCGTGAAGACGGAGAAGCTAAATAATGGACCCAATAACACTACTAGCAGCGTTTGCACCTCTAGCGGTAGACTTAGGTAAGTCGTTAATTGCCAAGTTTGTAGCCCCTGAGAACTTCAAACCAGCTACGATTGAGCAATACACTCAGGTTAAGCAAATAGACTTGGAGATGTTCAAGGCTTTAAACGAAGCTGGTGGCTCTAATCCTTCTTACCTGTGGGTAGAGGCTATTGTACGTCTCCAGCGTCCTCTAGTGGTTGCTGTAGCCCTCGGAGCATGGGCGTGGAGTCACACTTACGGCACTCCTTCGGCTGAAGTAGACAACTTTGCTGCTATTGTAGGTTTTTACCTGTTTGGCGATAGGACAATGTTCTATGCTAAGAATGGCAACGCTAAGTGAAGTTAACCGAGAACTTCTCCTTACAGGAAATGACTGTATCGGAGATTGGTGAACGTAGGGGACTAGATAACACCCCCAACGCTACAGAGATAGCGAACCTAGTTCGTACTGCAGGTTTGCTTGAGCAAGTCAGAAAGCTCGTAAACAAGCCAATCATCGTCAACTCTGCCTTTCGCTCTAAATCAGTGAATGACGCTGTCGGTTCACGAGACACCAGTCAACACCGTATCGGCTGTGCAGCAGATATTAGAGTCCCCAGCATGACCCCTAAACAGGTCGTAGAGGCTTGCATCAAAGCCAACATACCCTATGACCAAATCATTGAAGAATTCGGCTCATGGACGCATATAAGCGTTCCTGATATGCCTTCTAGACCACCTCGTAGACAAGCGCTTACAATAGACCGTCAAGGTACTCGTCCGTTCAAGTAATTGTATCTTATATGATACATAATCGTGTGTATTGTACACAATGAGATACATTTCCCTATCGGTAAAGTTTCTCTGTTTCTGCACAGATACTAAGCACAATAACCCGTTCGGGACATAAAAAAACCCTGCCGAAGCAGGGCTATAAAGTTACAACATACAAGGAATTAGATACTACAGCCTCCTGCGGCAGTGCAACTTAGCATCTGAGCGCCTTCGACGTTATCGTCATACTCTTTGAAGTTCTCCCAATCGACAGTATCAGGAACTAACGACTTTAACTTGTTGTAAGTCTCCTCGTCACACTCCTCATAAGGTGCTTGCTTGTAAGTTCCACCATCCATCGGTAGGAACGACACACCTGTAACTTCTCCGAAGTTTTTAAATGTCCATGCTCCAACATCCAACCATTCTTTCTCCAAGACAGAGATAGTCACTGATGGCTTATGCTCTGTGTAGTGTCGTTGATAAATCAACCACAAGCGCAGATGCTCAATAGCAGTCAAGTCTTCACGCAGTAATGCGCCATCAGCCACAGCAACAGGGAAGCTAAATACTGTTGTTGACTCAGGCTTCATCACGCAAGGCTCTGCAACAAATCCTGCTTGAATCATAAACTGCGTTAAAGGGTCTTTATTATCAGCTCGTACACGGCGGATATAATGCTTGCTATGCTGAGGATGTATGCCACTAGCGGTAGAACAAAGCTGGGATACTGTGCCTTCAGGCTTGACAGCGGTAACTGCAACCGATTGATTAATACCAATAGCAGCAGCATATTCAGCATTAGTAGCAACAGCAAGGTCACGGAGAGCCTCCAATCGAGCAGGTAGTGATTCATCATCAGGGTTATTGAGTAAGGTA